CTCCAATGAACAGAACAAGAGAGTTCTACCAGGAGTGTTGAGATTTTGTAAATAAATCCGGATGATAATCCAGTTTATTTACAATCCCTCATCTTCATGGTGAACAAAATTGGCGAGAAGACGTCGAATTCGACCTTCATACTCGTCAAAAAGACCGGACATTCGATTGCACACATCCAAATCGATGCGTACATAAAGATTGTCCATCATGGTCTTATCCTCGTCAATCCACGACTTCACGTCAGAAGAAGTTGGACGAGAAAACTCCCTCCATGTTTTTCGGGTTCGCAAAATCCGTTCGCGAACATGTCTAAAATTCTTTGCAGATGCAGAGATAGACCGAAATTCCATGGGATCGGGATTTGGAAGCTCAAACTCCCTGAAGTTGTCAGGCCGAAGCATATCAATTAAATCAGGATGATGAAAGAGATATGACCTAGGCACGGATGCTCGGAAGTTCGATCTCACATTTTCTGTGAGATAGAACGAAGGCAGCACTGACAAGATCACGTTATCCATGACTTCATACAAGGGTTCATATATGGAAAAATCGTAAACCCCCTCAAGATGATCATCTTGAGGCATCCAGCCCACATCGGTACCGTCGACAATGTCGGCGATACCACCGTGAATATCACGCGAGATAATCAAGCGTGAAAAGAAGGATGTATAAAGGTTCACAAGTGTTCCATAATGTGAAGCACCCGGTTTCTTTGCATACAATGAGGACAAAGTCCCCAGCAAGGAAAAGAAGCGGATCGGATCCTGGCGATATCCACGAATGGCCGAATACATACGAAGGTTTGTCAAACTTGTCAAACCAAGACCGTATAATTCACCGCGCGGATGGGGCCAGCCCAGGCCTCCCACAAACGTTGGGAGGTAAAGAGGAAAACCACAATGAGTGAGAATGATTCTCCATTTGTGATTGAGAAGATGTGCGTACGAACATAGCGGTCTGTACTGATCTGTTGAACAACAATTCAGACAATCTGTCAACGTTTTACCCATTTGCGCCCAATCAAAGTGATTACTCTGATTGTCAAACGCAGTGATGGTAGACGGAATACCGCGTATGGAAATAGTGGGTTGTACTCGAACCGTGTAATCTTCATGTACAGAACAGAATCGTTCTGCAACTAAAAGATAAGCACCGGGTACAAACCTTTGCACAAAATGCTTCCCAGGAGAGGTTTTGCCATTGCTAAGTTCTATAATTATTTCGTATAGAACCGCAACAGCAAAGGGGCAGGCTGAGCCCAGATCATCGCCCATTATACAGACCAGTTTATTAAACTGGAATGATTTTGGAAAGATAAATGGATGGAAATCTTTTCCATTCATTACCTTGACTGCGATATCTCGGATACGGACCCAGTCTCCACTCTCAACCAATTCTTCTTTTGTTTTACAAAAGAAGAGGATGCGTTTTAGACTCCTTTGTCCCACTCTGCTGGCCCAAATGGACCAGGCAAGTCTGAAGACTATCGTGTTAAAAACATTCAAATGGATCCACGACGGCGGTGTCCCCATCATGTTGCCACAAGTTGTGACAACGGAAAGGAGAGCGAAATCATCCGCTCCGACACCGGTTCGTCGATCGCCGTAAACCAATTTCTGTGGTCCGGAAAGTGCTTTCCAGGCCAACCAATTGGGAGAATGTTTTTGAGAATCGTTCATATGCGATTCAAACCCACGATTAGTTGCTTGCATCAGTTCAAACGGAAACAAATCGGTTGCCGCTTTGAGATCAGATGAGAGAAGGACCCACTCGCCGTAACGGCCGTGGCCAATAGGCAAAGAAAGCTGCTCGAAAAATTCTTCAAGTCCGCCTTCATACAATGCCCAATTGGTAGGGAGTCGCGTCAATAAGGTTTTATACAGAACCTTTCTAACAGTATGCGAAAGGGAGTTCATGGCAGCCGGACCGGCTGTTATCACTCTAACCTTGAATCCGCCTCGATCAGGGAGGGTGCACACCTTGTGTGTAGCCATCTGAGGAAGGATAGGAGATTCTGGACGATCTCGACTTTCAGGAGTCTGAAATAGAAATCTACCATCGCGTATTATACTGTTGGAAAAGGCTTCAGCTACACACCACTCGTAGGCAGTGAGACGTATGTCTCTTAACTGATACGGTGAAGCATCCATCCATTCGATGGATAATTCCTCTCCAGCGTTTGCGGATGAAAGGAGCACAGTCAATGTGTTCGGATCCGTCTTACGTCGCCAGAAGTAACGTGTAGAAAAACCTTCCCGACTTATCGAATCACGAATATACCCAGCAGAACCGCCTCTACGAACAGAATTTTCGTAACACGCGCTTTCACTGAGAGTGAAATTCAATTTTTCGATACCCCTGAAGACCCCCTTATTGGAAATATGTTCAGATGCTGTTTCAAAATGATGGATAATAATCGGCTCCACAATTGGAGTCGATGTTACCACCTTGAAATGATCATCCGTTGCTTTATCCAGTAGGTCTCCGAAACCGGCACACAGTCCACGCGCAAGTCGTGATACCTGTAACAGATTTCGTTGAGAATGGGCCTTCCGAGCTATGGAACCACGAAACAGGAGTGATGGACAAAATCGTCCTTCCTCGGTGGTAAGTGGAAACGCATAGAGGGGAGCGGGGGCCGGCCAAAGCTGAAAAGGCGATGCGGAATAACGTACCCAGGAATTGAAGAGTTTCAATTGACTGGCTACTTCCATGTAACCGGAATGAGACCACTGTTGGAGAATCCAACGAATAAGTCTTATCCATGGTCGCAATGACATCGCCGAAGCATAGTCAAGTTTCATACGAAATTGACAAGCCGGCCAGACACAAATGAGGGTGGTGATT